GAGTTGCCGTACCACCTTCATTTAATTGAAAATAACGAGCATATTGCAAATTCCATTCGTCAGCTAATAGCCGACGATAAAACGGACTAGGAGCGGTGCTAGTACCACCGCGATATTCTAATTGAGCATCGCCAATTTCAAACCAATCGTTTGCGCCAGCCGTACCAACCGGAGTAAAGCAAAGCTTAACGCCGACACCAAGCGTTTGCGTAGTTCCGGTTATATAATAGGGAATTGAAACCGCAACACTATAGCGAGTCCAGGTAGTAGTAATTGGCGTTAAAGTATTGACACCTTCAGTGTAATTTGTAATATTCTGAGTACCAGTCAAAGAACTGGCAAAAGTTGCCGTATTCGTTCCTTGACCATTAGCAGCCGCAGTAGCATCGGCCGCAGAATGATAAGCAATTACCATATTAACGCCAGTACCACTAAAATTGGCACCAGCTAACATATCAACACTAAAAATTGTAGTTCTTACACCAATTGGAGTAGGTGAAGTAACCGAATTTGCAGTATTAATAAACACTTCCGAACTATCATTAGGAAGTAACTGGCCAGTACAAACCAAAGCAATACCCGTTTGCGCATTCGGTCGTGCAATACGCATAGAAGCGGTAGAGCCCGGAGGTTGATCCGCTGCACCAGTCTGCTTAGTAACAGTCGTTTGAGTGCTAGGCGAATAAACATACCAAGCATCAGCCGCCATAGCAGCCGAACCAGTATTTAAAGCGTTGATTGGAGTAGTGGAACGTTGCCAAAGATTTTGAGCAAAATCACCACCAATCAAACCGTTATAATGATTATAAAGGACTGCAACCGGAATCTTACCAGATTGAGGAACTTGACCACCCGGAGCATTGGTATCCGCAGGAACAGTTTCATTACCAGTAATACCAGGACCGGCAGGAATAGTTTGCTGACAAACATTGTTAACAGTTGTAACACAATAAGATGGACCACCAAGAATCGGCATGTCCGGGGCGAAAGTCTGAGCTAAAGCGAGACTACCAACAGCAATCGAACCAAGTAAAGTGATTGCAAGTGTGCGAAACATAATATTTTATCCTTAAAATGAGGTTAAATATGAAATTTAATTCTTCGGCCGAAGAATCTTTCAGCACGCACAATTAAACAGGATAGCTAGCTAACATCCAATCGTTTTTGATCCGAGAGGCATAATTAGCATATTGCCTAAGTAGCTAGCTAACCAATTTAATCTCTAAATCCACAATATTATCTAAATCAACAAAATCTTCTTCAACACTAGCTTCAATAGTCTTTATTTCATTCTGATTATCAGATTTCACCAAATAAAGTTCCATCCGGTTATTGTTATTAAAGTTATTTATCGAATTATCAATATTAACTTTACCGGTGTAACCGAGCACTTCGGCATAAGCTTTTAACGCTGCTATACGATCTTTGGCGTCATGAACATGAAATTTTTGCCCATTACGCTCGATTTTCTCATCAGCAAGTGCCAGCAGCTTAGCCGCCAACTCCGTCTTGTCAAGCGGCTTTTCCACTAACTTAAGCGTTTTTAAATAGATATCCCGTGACGCAATGACGAGCGGATCGTTCGTCCAATTGTGTGCTGCCCACAATGAAGGACCGATTTGATCCTCAAATACAATCAATGCGGCTTTAAATGCACCGTCAATGTCGTCAGCTTGCTTCGCTAGCTCAATGCCAAATGCACGCTTTTTAGCTTCATCGTTATGAAAAGCTGGCAAGACTTCGGGTTGTGGTGGCGCAGGATTGGCAAACGTGCCCCATCCGGCAGGAATTGGAGGGGGAACCTGGAAAAAGGCTTCTGTTGGTCGCCAAGGCTTCATAGAAACCGCTTTATCACGGTTCGTTATAATTTGAAAGTCCCACTCATGATAGCTTCAGCTACATTTTTAGCCATTTGATTTACTATTTTACTAAAAACTTCAGGAACATCAAATCTGTCAGCCTTATTGTGAAATTTGACAGCTTTCGCAAACGAACCTCTAGCTTTATCATCATATCCTAATTCAATCCAATTTAATCCTCTAGCTTCATGCCGATAAGCATTACGCTTAATGGATTCTTGAACTGAAATATAAGATTGATAAACCACAAAATCAATACTCATCTTACTAAACCTTCTTACACGACATTGCACGAATATTCTGTTGAAAATACTTCCCTGCACTTTCAGCTTGCTTCAATGCTTCATAATGATGCTTAGAACAATTCGGATAATGATAAGTCGTACCTGAAATAAACTTTATTTCAAGCGTGTTAATATCATCATGGTAATCAATATGTTCGATTGACGATGAATTGGCTATTTTGTGATGATTGGACATTTTCATTTCTCCGTTAATATTGGTGCGCTCGCTCAGATTTGAACTGAGAAACAAGAAATTTTAAGTTTCTTTGCGTTACCGATTAGCATACGAGCGCATTAGCTCATTTAATGCGAATGACTAATTAAATAAATTATAATATATAAAAATATTAATATAACAGGACTTAAAATAGCCCCTAAAACTACTTCTGACCAACGAATCTTATTTATTTCAACATTATACCAATTTTGATATTTATCCGCTCTAGCTCTTTCTTCATCTTCTCTATCTCGAATACGAGTTATTAACTGAGAAATTTCACATTCATCATTATAACTGTTGCTCATTTCATTTCCCTTTACTTGTCTCAACAACAAAATCTTGCTGTATTGCCCATGCGGTAATTTGCCCTATCCATACTCTATGCCGACGATTAGAAAAGTCAACCGTCTCTTGTCTAATTATATGATCATTTTTATCATATACTGTAACTCTAACAGGCAAGCTTTCAACTGGATTTAATAAAGGTGCAGACTCAGGACCGTGTAATCTCTTATCATCATTTATCATTTTTATCTTTCACAAAAACCCGGAACCGACTTTTCTATTCCGTTCTCCAAACACGAAAACCACTCTTATCATGTCTACATACAAATTTAAATCCTAACTTTATTCCTGCCCTATGTGCAATTGCTCTAGCACTAAAGATAGTGCTAACATCCATTAAAAACGAATCGCCGATATTCATTTTACTCCATTGATATTTTCTTTCTGGATTATTATCTTGTACTTTTCTCGGATAAATTGGGATATTTTTATCTATTTTAATCATTTTATCATTCCATTTATTGCCGCTTTCAACGAACGCATATGCAAGTCTAAAGCATCCGACTTCATATTATTTACATGCTCATATCTACCTAATGATTTGGGTGTTCCATCATTAAATATTTCAATGTAACATTGAACACCATTCTTTATCTTTTCATCGTATTGTAATGGCGATATTCTAGATTGTTTGATTTCTTCTTTCTTTTTTGAAAATTCCGGTAATTCCAATGCCAAAGCTTTAGCAAAATCAATACTATATTGCCAAAGTGGCTTACCTTTATACATTTTATTAGGATTTTTGCCTTCAGCTTTACAAATAGCTTTTGCAAGCTTTATTACTATTGACGATTGATTTTCTTTATCCATTTTTTTATTAACCATTTAAAAACCTCCCAACTTGTTTAAATTGGGAGGCTCGCTATCATTTGGCTGTTTTAGCTTACGCTGTACGAGCAATTAGAGCGCCGTCACTATCGGCAGTCCAATTACCATACGTTTTTCCCTTCTCAACACCACGAATTTCAAACTTGCGCGTAAACTTATACACAGGAACCGTCTTAGTCTCGACAATCTTGTTGCCGTTAGCATCAAGTTCTAACTTATTACCCTTACCACGCTTCGAACGCTCAACAGTCTTGGTTTCGCCAGTCTCTTCAGCAAAACGCATATTAGCACTCGACACCGTGCTTCCTAACGTCTTAACCGGATCAGGATGCGTTGTCGAAACTGGAACAAAGAACGTATGTCCAATCTCCATTTCATCGAACGGATATTTCTTAGGAGCACCTGCACCGCCACGCAATCCAGTCCCACGCTTTGACGGAGGCAATACAACACCCGTCATCAATGCAAAATTAGAAACTGTACGCTCAACTTCCTTGACAGGCTCATTTACAGGATTAGCAGCTTGCGTCAAGTAAGCCGCGCCGGCCTCGGTAATGCGAACCATGACCCTAGAAGCATCTTCGGGGTTTGGCGCACCAGTATTAACCTCAACAAGCGGCGGATTATGATTTAAACCAGCCGACAACGCTTCGTCCTTGTTGACATACTTAATAAAACCGCTCGCAATCTGTGCAAGCATGGCGCGATTAACATCAGAACCAACTTCCACAACCTTTTTACTACCCTTAGCCATTTAACACCTATCTGTTTTGTTATGATCCATTATTGGAACAATACCGATTATCTATTTTGGTTTCGTTACCTTGTCAACCTTCTTCTTATCTCCATCAGAAACAAATTTATTAACAACATATCGCTGATCGCAACTTGTTGCAGTCAATGCGTTTTCCTCAAGACCGCAGTTCACACAATACACAAGCCACTTTTGACCGTCATTGTAAGCTGATGTATTATGTTCCATTTTCAATATCCTTCAACATTTCGCTAGCATCAACTCGTGGATACTGATCACCATCACTACGCCATATAGGCGACGCCACACCATCGACATTTGCGCCATACATGCGCGCGTGAATAGCCGTAGCAGCTTGCTTAGACGCGCTTTCAAGCGCCTTTCGACTGCCATTTTTAGCCAATAACGGAAAGTTCTTTTTCATCGTCACGCGAATTATACGCGATATCAAGCCGCGATATTCTTGACTATCCATGTGTAATTTTCCTCCAATGAGAAATCAACCATTACTAATTTCCACCGAATAACCATTCTTAACTGCCCACAATAAACAGTTATTAAGCCATTTGCGAGTTGTCTCTTTCTTGAAATCCTTCGTATGATCCCGGATCAATTCATCGGCGGCATTATATACCAGGACTTTAATTTGTAGTGGCTTGCGTTCTGGTAATCTGCGACGTTCGTGTTGCTTACGATCTTCTAAATCATAGAACGGCGGATAGCTAGCTTGACCTTTAACCCCATACATCGCCGCTGATACACAAGGTCCATCGTGACCTAATTTATCGCCGCAAGCGGGACATAACGGACCTTGAATGTTATCAGGATATGCTTTTCGCGCTTGCTCTAACGTTATTTGTTTTACTGGCCAATTCATGTCTATGTTTCCTTGTTAGCCAAAGAAATATAACACCGTTAAAGATTAAGAACCACTCGACAATAATGAGATATGTCATATTACTTCACTTTAATTATCACACCATCTTTCATTTGGCAAGCCGCGTACCAAGTATGCGCAGCCGGATAATGTGGACTTTCGATGCAAACCGAACCTGTATAATTGGAAAGGTCCGGGCCAAGTCTCGGTTGATAAGCGCGAATATCTTGTGCAATCCCGCCGCGTTCTTTTGACATTTTAACTCGTGCATCAACATCAAGTTTATTATAATCATGCCAATAAGCAACAGCTTCCTTCAAAGCCTTCTTTGTCTTAAAGTTGATAACCGTGTAAGCCATTTGTCATTCCTCCATTTTGCATCGCGCTTGCTAAGTGCATACATCGTAGCAAGACAATGCAAAGCATCGCGCGTGCTCATTGAACCGAGACTTAAAGTAACGATCAATCCCGCATGCTGGCGTATAGCGTCGCAATATTTACACATTAAATCATTCCTTCAATAAGCAGCATGGCTTTCCACTTGCTAGAGCAAGGAACGCTGTTGGTTCGCGATGAACCATATCTCAAAGAACCGGAACGACCGACGTAATAATAGCCGCCTTCCTTGCGGGTAAATACAATAGATGATGTTAGTTCGTGAGTTTTTCTTTCACCACGAGCAATCAAAGCTTCAATGAACTTTTCGCGAAGAGTCTTGCTCATTTGTCATTCCCTCCATTTGCATTTGACAAGGCTAACTTAGAAAATGCCGTTAGCCTTGTCAAGCTTTAATTTCACAGTTTCAACGCTTTTCTGATAGCTTCCCATTGTTCATTTGGCATTTTGATAACAACAATTTCATTGTCGCTGTCATCAACATCGGCAAATTCAAACGCTTCCTTAACCGTCTTTTCAATCCCCAAGCTACGCTTTCCGGCCGGTGGCTTGACAATCGGTGTTTCAACATGCTTCGGTAATGCCCGCTCTTTACCTTCACTCTGCGCAATCGCTACAGCGTCCTGAAGCACTTGCGTCGCCTTAGCTCCATTGTGCTCTTTCAACGTCGCTACGGCCATTGATGCAGACACTTGACCAGCAACCACCATTTGCTTAATCTGTTCCGGCATTGAGAGCAAGTCGAGAATTTGGCTAATCCTGGCAGGACTAATGCCAGCTTTCTTAGCTATCTCGCCTTGCTGCCATCCCATATCGACAAGCCGCTTGAACACCTTAGCTTGCTCCATTTGAGAGAACGGCTTACCGCTATTGCGAATGATCTGGCTGAATAGCTTGTCAGCATCATTGCCGTAACGTTCCTCAAGTTTGCAAGGAACGGTCTTAATATCAGCACCACGACCAATTGCCAATAATGTAGCTCGCAAGCGGCATTCGCCATCCGACAACCAAGCCGCCCCATCCTCCCAATAGACCGTTAGAGGCTCTTTGACGCCGACTTCGGCAATGGACAACGCCAATTGATCTATGTGAGCCTGATTAAGCGGATCATTAAAGTCACGCCCATTCCAATCGGGCTTGACCTTAATCAGCTTGGGATTGATCTTGTGAAGGTCCGAGCGACCTTCGGCGATTGAAGCTATGCCAGTTGCTTTGCTCATGACTGTTTCCCTCGCGCTCAATTTGAATTTGCCTATCATTTGACTGCGTTTCGTTAGTGGAGTTACTAGGAATTGAACCTAGCGTTCCATTAATAGTCAGTTTAACTATCAACGTGCGGTCACTATCCGCCAAACCCAACCAGGAACCCCATTCAACGCACTACTAACTTAAACGATTTAATTAGATTGTCAATAGCCTCTAAGATAATTATTAGGTAATTAAATTGTTTTATTGCTACAATTATTGAAATTAAATTACTTGCTTCGTGGTCCCCAGCTAGAATGCCACACCATTCTTTTCCACGATTGCCAAAATCTCAAATCAAATATTCCAACACCTTTAGGCGCAATTACAACAGTTAATTGAATTACAGGTAACATTCGATTTGTCATTTTCATTTACTCCTAGGTCCACCCCTTACATATCCCTTAGCCTCATACACTGTCAACTCGCTCGGATCAATTCGACAAAGATGGTGCGTAGCTCGATTGATCATCCACATCTTGCCAGCAAACATTGCACTGGCATGAGCGCCACGACCGTCGATCCTCTTAGGTTGCTCGCCTTGACAATCAACCTTCTTCATTTCGGCTACGGCGTTATCAACCAATTCGTTGTGAACTTTATACTTTGCTCGCTCCCTATCCCACAACACTTGTGCTTTCGTCTTAGCCTCTAGCTCGCTATGGCCCGTACATCGCACAAGCCATTGCTCGCCATTAGCTAGCTCAACATAAGCTAGCCAAGCCTCGTGAGGCTTGGCGTTGCTTGAATGATAGGTGATAATGTTCATAGCAATCCACCGTCAAATTCAGCAAGAACTCGTTCGGCAACATAGTCGTGAAAACTCTTATCATCTTGAGAATATCGCTTTACACGATCATTAAAAAGATGATTAAGCTTCACCAGTTCTTCATCAGTATAGCCGACGGTATTTGCTTGCGTAAATCGTTCCATTTCCCATTTCTCCGTTTGCCGCGTTAGCTCGAATTAAAGTGGAGCGGTTAGGAATTGAACCTAACGTTATTTTCTATCTCAGTGATAGAAAACTCGGCACTGAACCGATACACCTACCAAGCGCCCCATAACTTCGTTAGCTCGAATGCACAACATTGGTCGTTAGACTGCTAACTGTAACCTGCCAAACTACGCTTCCTATTATTCCCGCCGGAGCTACTGCTTGTTCGCCCTATTCGCTTTCACGGCCCTCTTTTAGGAACTCTTGCGCTGCATTCGATAATCAACATTAGAAAATTCACTACGATAAATCAACACATAAAAATGCATAGCTGTTATACGATAAACGCATAACAAGCTATGCTGCAATGCAACGAAAATTAACAACTTCCCATCGGCTCAAACTGCTTCATAAATTCTTTATATTGTTCTTGTGTAATTTGCTCTTTAAACCAAATTCCAGTTATACAACAAGGCTCGATAATCGGAACATCAATATTAGTCCAATCCGACTCAACAAGTTGATGCTGTTTATTGAAATATTGAATTTTATATTGTGCCGTCATTTCTTTTTCCTCTTTTTACGAAATTGTGCCGTCAGCGACATAATTCCCATTCCTTTACAAGTTTGATAATTTCATAAGCTTTAACTAAAACTTCTTTACCTTCAATAGTTTTAATTAGAAACTGACGCTCATCTTTCTTTTCTTCTTTAAACTTAATTAATCCGAGTGCTTCAAATAATCCAAGTATCTCGCTATAACCTCTATTGGCGCAAATTATTTTTGCTTCTTCTTTTGTCATTTTGATTTCCTTCTTTGGCTCTACAATATTTATTTCCAATATATTCAAATTATAATCCCAACCATTATTTCTATTTCTCCCTATAACTTGCGAAACAGTAACGTCATACGCCATTGCAACCTTTATCCAAAGTAATTTATCCATTTGTATTCACCATTTGAAAATCAAAACCCATTCCTAATTCCAGCCTTTTAATTGAAAGCTGTAAATCCTCGATATATAACAATCCAGGATTATCAGCTTTCAATTCATTAGCGAGATTTCGTTTCAACTCTGCTAGACGTTCTTTGTTTGTATTTGACATTTTAAAAGTCTCCGCTTCGTATGTCATTCAAATAACATTCGATCACTTCCTTGGCGTCAGTCCAACCAACACATACAAGCGCAGCAAACCCTTGTGTTCGTAAAAAGTCAAGCCATTCTTCTTGTTCTTTTGAAATAGGTGCCTTATAGTCTTTCTTCAATTCAATCCACAATCCGCTAAACAATCCTCGCTTAACTGGCAAACAAATATCAGGCACACCTTTTTTAACTCCGGTGGCTCTTAACTTGCCAGCCGTTCGGATATCCCTAAATCCACCATTAGGAATGTGAAATAAATACTTTAATTCGGGATATTTATCTTGATTTTGTTGTGCCCAACAAAAGAGCGCCATTTGCATTGCATCTTCGCTGCCGCTTTTAGCAAGGCTTTCGGGAGTCATGATTTATTTTCCATATCTTTTTAAATGACAAGCTTTAGCGCCTTTTTTACCTCTTAATTCTTTCATCCATCTAGATTGACTATTAATTTTATTTATAGTTTTCATCATTCGCTTTGTTCCAGCTTTAATTTTGTTTTGTTTATCAACAACCTTATCTGTTCTTAAATTAATTTCTTCTAAATCATCTATCATCATTGAACTAACCTTTCGACCGCTTTTAACGAGGCCTTCGGGTGTCATGATAACCGCCATTCTTCAATAAAAGATGATTCTGCTTTACCATTTGAAAACCACGATACCTCATAAGAACAGTTGCTTTCTATTCGCCATTGAATTGCTGTAATAATTCCAACAATCGAATCATCATTGTCAATATGAACTTTATCTTTTAAATTAAATTTAGGTAAATAATCTCTTGGTAATCCCGCTCCATCAGGCATATCAACTTTTACATTAGACCTTGGTATGATAGTTTTAATAAAATCATCCATCTTATTAATCTTTCATGTCAAGAGCTACCCCAATCAGCCAAAAGCCTAACCGACGCACCAGCATTAGCCTATCGCGGCTGGCATTAATACAGAAAGGTCATGCTCGCCACCCCAAGCATCCGAGCAAGCCTCAACGACTTCAAGCGAGCCGTCACGACCATAAGCCAAGATCGTACCATCGACTAGCACAAGTGCAATCGTTCGTACAGTTCCATACTTGGTTATGATCTTTTGACCGGGATAGATATTAATCATGTTCTAACTCTTGTGCCCAAATATTCCGACGATATGGCAACCCTAACGCTCTAGCTCGCCTATGCAACGTTCCTCGATCATGACCCATCTTAGCAGCTAGAACCTTATCAGGCAAGCGGCTAGGCCAAAGCAACTTTAACTTTTCATCGTCAACGCGAATTGGTTTTTTCATCAATCACCTATTATTTCGACACTTGGCTAGCATCGGCCAGGACATGCTTCCCGCTAGCCAAGTAGCTAAATAATCAGCGGGCTTTTAGTTCCCGCGCATTGCACAACTCCCTTATTATACCAGAGATTTACTTTTTGCGCCACACTGGCGCTAGGCGCGTTTAACTAGCTTTGCAAATTTAGTCAATCATCCTATGTCAATTATCCTATTATCGCGGCACGACTCGCCAGCTACGTGTTAATTGCCCGGTGGAACCTCCTATGTTTAATTACTGTCAATAGCCTAGATCGCACCAAGGCTATTAGCTGTAATTAAATTGCGCCTTCAATACCTCCACGATCAAACCAATACTTTTCAACAGCATCCTTACTTTCCTTCAATCCATAGCCAGTCAATGCCTGATGAGCCTTAATTGCATCAATCTTACGACCTTGCTGCATTGCTTCCATCATTTGATAAAGTGCATCAACATCACAAACAATTTTAGATGCAACAGGCGGCATAGTCGTAAGTTGCGACAACTGTTCCAAAACCCAATCATCCATTGCTTGTCCGCTTTGACTAGCAATAAATGCGACCAACTTAGCAAAGTGCAACTTGTTCATTGTTCATTCTCCTACATCTAGAGTTGATTTAAAAAACTTAGCAGCCTGACTAGCAATGTCAAGCTGCTTTTTGTTGTGCCCACACTATCTATCAGTCCAAAAGAAATAAGTCATCCAGCTTTCGCGTTGATATTGTAATTTTCGATAAACGCTATCGCGAACCGTATCGTAGCTTTCAATTGTGAAATGAACCGACTTATCACCAAGCATTCCTCTAATTTGACCTTCCCAACGATAACAATCTTCTTTTAACCAAAACCCAATAACCGGAGCAATCCATATTTCATCAACAATATGAATGTCGTTTCCGGCTTGCATGAGGCTGACAACTTTATCTTTCAGCCTCATGCACAATTGACCTTCACCGCGTCGCTTCATTTATTTTTTGTATCCACTTCGCCTTGCGGCAGTATATGCGCCAGAATAAGTTTCCCACGAATTGCAACTATTGGTCTTTTGACCGGGATGCAATATGCTGTCAACTGTAAATCGGTATCGAGTTTCGCCGAAGAAGTTGATAAACTTTGTGATTTGGAAGGTCATTTGCTTGCTCCGTTGTTCAACAATCACACTCTATCAGTCCTACTTTAATTGTCAAGCCTTAATTTGCATGGTTGCTATGCAGCTTTATGCCCACACTTCTTACAAACCGTTTGTTCCTTCAATCCACTAGCTTTAACATAGACTTCATATCCACATTTAAAAGCTATGTCGCCAGCTAATTGCTTTCCAAATACAACAAAGCTTCTATGCCAAACTTTTCTAGGTTGTTTCTCTTTACATCCACAATTAGGACATTCGGTTGGGAACATTTTTAACCTCCTACTTTTAACAGTCGTTAGGCTTATAGCGATCTTTGACGTTTTTATAGATAGCTAAGTCCTTGTTTTCTCTCTATTTATAATAAAATATAATATATATAATATAGTAGAAATAGATAGTAATTAACGTAGGATCAATTATCGTAGGACTGTAATTTAACATTGTAAGTTAGAGATATATACAGGCGTTATAATTATACGACGCAATATCCATCATAACCTCTTGACTCTTATCAACTTTTTCCATATAAAAGGGTATCATATTTCCTATAAAGGAGAACGTACCGTGAACACCATTGATAAGCGATTAACAACTCTCAAATCTAAAATATCATCAGATTCTTATAAAACAAAATCAAAAGTATCATTATCAAAACTTTTATTGAACGACAATATGTGTGCAATATGTAGAACACCTTTCAGTAGAGAAGTAAAACCTCGAATAGATCATTGTCACAAAACTGGTAAAATAAGAAAATTATTATGTCATCATTGTAATCTCGGTTTAGGATTTTTTAAAGACAGAATTGATTATTTAGAACAAGCTATCGATTATTTAAAAGAACATTTATAATTTTTCAAATAATTGTGCTGGATTGCTCACGATAAAACATCTTTGAGTTGTACCGAACTTAGACGCCAATTCTTGCTTACCAATCTCTCTTATCTTATCACTTTCAATCATAATTTGTATAGTTCTTTTAATTGCGTTTGTAGCTCCAACCTTATCAGTACGAAAAACCGATGTTGCAATCAAGCGACGACTTAAATATGCATAAGGAATTATCTTCTCCTTATGTAATTTTTCATTATCAAAATACTTTAATATTTCACTCCAATCCTTAACAACAAATTCTCTAATTATACGCAATAATTCTTTAAGCTGTTTGGACTCATTAGTTGACAATCCAATTTCACCGGCCTCAAACTTAGCCGATAAAGCTCTAATATCCGACTGCACCATGTTAATTGCAATATCAACATATTGTGGGATAACAATCGGAGCAAGCATGTTACATCCAACAGCCATTAAGCCGGATATCTTCAAAGCTTTAATGTGGGCACGGTTCCAAAGTTGTCTAAGCACTTCCTTATTTGTTCCATTGATTTGTTGATCACAAAATTTATCAAACTTCCTTAACATTCCATCCGATCGTTGGTCACAATTAATATTAATTATTTTCTTCTGATGCATTGTGCTTTCGCAATAAGCAACTAGCGAAGCAAACCGTTCTATTAATTCAAATGAAGGTTTGGCTTGCAAATGAAATTCTGATAATGGCGGTCTAGGGCCATTGTATTCAATTAACATAAAGCGAGGTAATAATCCTTCGCTAATCATATCTTCATTTAAGGCACCATAAAACCGTTCCGGTGTGCTTTCACCAAGAATAGAAAAAGCGGGACTTTCGGTTGTTGCAATATTTTTATCACTATCAGCAAAGATAGACGGTCGAAACATTTGTCCATGACCGGATTTATTGTAAAGATCAAGTAGCATTCGCTTTAAAGCTTTTTCGGCTGAATTAGCAGTAGGACTTGACATAGCTTCAAGTCGCAATCCAAATTCACCAAGAATACTAACAAAGCATTGTGAAGTTTTTGAAAGATGTTTAATGAGTGCTTGCCCAGAAGCAATTTCAGAAGGACCAATAAAGTGTGTTGATGTTGGAACTTGAAGCCGAATTGTATTCATTAGGCGATCTATGCCGAGCGCCATTGCTTCCTTGCCCGAACCCGTGGCAGCTAATAAAAGCACGTACTGATTAAGTCCCGTGCCTGATATGTTGTAAGCACGTCCCGTGACACCCGCCATTAAGCCTATGGCAGCAGCTAATGCGATTTCAGGTACAGGACGCGGAGCGGCAGCATAGATAAATTGGGCGATTTCTCCGAGAAGTCCCGGTGGCAAAATAATGGTACTAGCGGCAAGATTCGAACTTGCATCTGAGCGGTTATGAGCCACGGGCTCTACCAATTGAGCTACGCTAGTGGAAGCCGGTAATGGACTCGAACCATTATTAGCGGAATCAAAATCCGCCGTCTTACCATTGGACGAACCGGCTATATGGTTCAATGACAAATCGGCTATTTGAATGCAAACATTAGAAGCACTATTATTACTGGTACTGCTATTATTATTATTTCTATGCTGTTCATTTATCTTACTTTCTAACGCTATTTTAAATCCATCAAAGTCAAGCGGTGGTAACATTCTATCGAATGATTTGTTAATCATCCATGTAATATAGTCTTTTCTTTGTCGCTTTTTATCGGTTTGTCCGAGATTAGAATTTCGATAGATACGTTCAATCTGTTTCCTATTTTGCGTATAAAAAGCAATAATGTCAATGAATGCAAAGTCTGCTTCGGATTGAGACGGATAATTATCCTGCCATTTTCCAGATAACAATATTTCGAATTTATCTCCATTAACTGCTTTTCTTCCTTGCTCAATAATTTCATTATCTGTAAATCGTTCATTATCATCCCCTTTATACAAATAAGTAGCTGGCGCTCCCGCTCCCATTTGTTTCCACAATTGCATTAACATGCTTTGACGTTCTGCAATTGGCTTCGCCTGACCGGAAGGATATACATTTCCAGTCATTGTAAAATAGCGTTGACTGGAATATATCTCTATGTGGGAACGACGACGACCTTGCGGAACCGTTCCTTTACCAATTATATGCAGTCCTTTACCCGATGGTGAAATCTCAGAATAGCTATCAAATTCGCGATAAATTTTAATTTGTCGGTCTAATGCTATTTGGTCGCCTTGCGTGTCATCAAGATCAATACCGAAATAAGGATCATTATCAGTAAATACGAAACCAATACCGTTATAATTATCAATATTGATATAACAATTTTCAAAAGTTGTCCAAGTTTCAGGATCATTTACATTAGCCGGTTGCTTAGTAAATGGATTGCAGGGAACTTTATCTTTATCCCATACTATCCATTGTGGCAATAACCGCAGTTCAAGCGGAATGTTATTGAATTGATTCATAAATGTTAACGGTTTCGAATAGAAATTAAATAATTATATAACGTCTCCATTCTATTGATACCAGGATTATCTATTGCACCACGACTTAAAAGCTTTAGCCAAGCTTTATCAATCTTTGTATCTTCTTCGATTTTCTCTAATGTAATCGGTAACGGTCTATTCCTTAATAGTTCCGTAACCTTATTTCGCCAATTGGTTGCAAATTTGCCATTCTTCAACATAAGACTTAATTCCTATTGTTATTTCTTGACGGCAAGCTGCCATAAAAAATTCTATTCCACAAGACCATTTTTGCTATTGACAGTGCTTTTTCCATAGGCTAAATCGATATTCGGCTAGCTTGGAGACTAAGTAGACTATTCAGCTATTAACCATGAACCCGGGTCACAGGGGCGGCTTAACGGCGACAGTTCCAGGGAAGGGTGGATAAATCCACTGCTTGATACCTGCAATAGATCGATGCCAAGCTAGCTTTAATTATTCAAATGGAGAAATGACAAATGGTAATACCAAAATTTACAAAAGAAGAAGAAATGTTGCTTGAAAATATCTCACTTGGAGATTGTAGATATATTTCTAAAAAATTAGCATCATCATATATGCTTCCGTTTTGTAATCCACCTTTTATTGAAGTAAATATCAATTATCCGGACGAAAACAATTGTTTACCTGTCCGTTTAACACAAGCTGGTAAAGATTATTTAACATTGCATCCTTCTTTAATAGAGGCTGGTTATTAAAATGCCAAAATCCCGTCCCGTTCAAATTCTCAAAACCGACGAACCTTGGATGTATATCACTCTTGCTGATGGCACCGTCATTAAACATAAATTAGTCATTATGGGAGTAATTCAAATATTAGATGATAATGGTAATCCTTTTGTTGACCAAACGGGATGTTGTTGCTATGCCATTCAAACACACTCTTGTCAGATTATCGATCAATCACCAATGATTGAAGAAAGAACGGTCAATAGCGGAACAGCAAAAGGATTAAATTGAAATGCAGCCTATTACAGTTAACGAATTGCTATGTGCATATGACTTGCTATCACGCATAGAAAATCCGTCTGAAAGAGTTAAAAATGTTTTAGAAATAGTGTTAAATGGTATTTGTTTACATTATGAAGGTATGACTACAAGCGATAAGTTAAAAGAAATGATGCAAAAAATAGGAATATGACAAATGAGCACACATGATATAAGAAGCACGCATGACAAAAATACACATGACACAAACGGCCGTCCATGGGCTAAACTTTCACAATTGCAAGCTGGCGATAGAGTTGAAGTTGATGGTGGATTTGATGAATGCTTTGAAGCTGGAAGTGTGCATACATTAAATGACAAATTAGCTATTAAGGGTAATTGCGGGGCTTATCATAGATTACAGGCTGATGATGGCGAACATTGTATCGGTATTTATAAGGTAGATTAAAATGAATTGGAATAGTAATTGGAGTCCGCCTCCCGGAACTGTTCCGGGTGATGCAACATATAAAGCCTCTTGGCCCGAAGGTCCAACAGCTAACCCTTGGGACACTTTAAATCAAGATCAGCTTCTAATGCTATGGGACAGCAAAAAGAAAGCCTTGTCCGATGCTAAAGAAGCTGAAATGGAATTGCGTAAATACATTGTAACTAGAGCATTCCCATCCCCTAAAGAAGGTGTAAACACCATTGAATTAGGGAATAATTACGAATTAAAGGCAAATATCAAATTCAATTATAAATTGGCTGATAATAAGATTGTGGAAAACTGTTTAGATCGTATTGCTTTAATGGGTAATATGGGACCATTCGTTGCAGAACGTTTAGTAAGTTGGTCGCCGTCATTCCTCTTAACAGAGTATCGCAATTTACAAGAACAAGCTAAAGATGGTGATAAGTTTGCTGCTAGTGTTTTGACAATCGTAAATGAAATGTTAGAAATAACAGATGCATCACCTTCTCTTGAAATAAAAACGCCGAAAGCTAAAAAATGATACTTGCAATATATACAATCAAAAATAAAATCAATAACATGCTCTATGTCGGCTGGCAATAAACGTCGATGGGATAAAAGTCATCTTGACAAGCTTATTGCAAATCCAATAATAATAGAATGATGATGCTGCGCCGTCATTAGAGATTAAAGAACCGAAGAAAGGTAAGAAATGAAAAGTATTATTAGAGAAACTATTGATGGTCATTTTTCCAAAATGATCGAAGCTGAAAAATGGAAAAAGAAAATGGAAAATAAAGGTTATTGTGTTTCAATTCCTTTTAACAATCCATTTGCATTTAGCAATTTACATCCTTACGAGTGCAGAGCTATTAAACAAGTGAGAAATATTTAATGGATATTCGTTCACTTCGTCCGGCAAAAGAATTTGCACAAACGTTCGGTGTAAAATCAATCATCTATGGTGATGCTGGTAGCGGTAAAACTCCATTAATCAACACTTGTCCGCGTCCCGTCATGTTAGCTTGCGAACCCGGCTTATTATCAATGCGTAATTCAAATGTGCCCACATGGTTAGGCTTTGACATTAAAGCTATCGAGGATTTCTTTTCGTGGTTTTTCAATTCGGCTGAAACGAAAAATTTTGATACTCTAGCTGTTGACAGTACAAGTCAGATGGCAGATATCTATTTGCAAGGTGCTCTTAAATCCAATAAACACGGTTTGGCGGCTTATGGACAAATGGCAACCGAAACCATAAAGCATCTTAGAACGCTTTATTATACACGCGAAAAGCATATATATCTTATCGCCAAACAAGTCACACAAGAAAATGGTTTCAGAAAGCCTTATTGGCCCGGACAACAACTTAATGCAGATATTCCATATTTATACGATGAAATTTTGCATTTGGGTATTCACAATATACCTGGAATGGGGCAATTAAAAAGCTTTCAGTGTGTAGGCACCATAGACGTGCTGGCGAGAGATAGAACCGGATCATTAGCTGAATATGAGGAACCGCATTTTGGAAAATTGGTGATAAAGGCTATGCAATGAATGATTATAAATTAATTCACACTTCAAGCGGATCAAAAATAGAATATGAAAAAGTAGGAAAGGAAAGAACGATGTCAGAACAAGAGCGCGGGGCAGATATAGCAGCCGAACGAATGCCGCTACCGAAAGCCTTAACGGAGACTGACGATTTTAAGCAAAGATACGATAAGGCGTTTAACTCGATTAAAGATTTGGCAACAGAAGTTGGCAAAACTTGCGACGCTCTTGAAATGGACATACCTGCTATCGATAAACGTTGGCTTGCCATAGCTCGTACAAACTTGCAACAAGGTTTCATGGCTATGGTTCGATCAATCGCAAAACCGGAAACGTTTTAACACGGTTGTAGTTGGCCCTCAATCACCAGACTGCTAAAATTAAGGAAACTAAAATGCAAAACACTACTTTCGACGCTACACAGTTTACGCCGCAACAAGGCGGACAAGGACATCCTGTAGGTATTTTTGATTTTCAAATCACCAATACCTATGCTAAATCCACCAAGGATCAAAGTGGTGGAATGTTTATTGTCGAGTTGACTTCGCCAGCAGGCAAGATTGAAAACCGCTATAATCTTTGGAATAGCTCTACGCAAGCGGTTGAGATTGCACAGAAGGCGCTTTCGGCATTGTGTTATGCGGTAGGTATCTTCCGTATTAACTTTCCGAATATGCCGGATGGTTCGCCAGATTTGCAAAATGCCGGTAAGGAATTGCGTGGTGGACGCGGCAAGATGGAAATTGGGTATCAAATTGATCGTGAAAGTAAGCAATCAACCGCTTATGTGGAAGTGAAAAAGATACTTGATATTCAAGGTAACGAACCGGGTAAAGCGCCAACTCAACAAAGCGCGCCACAGCCTCAACAGCAGCCTCAACAGAATGGTGGATGGAATAACCAGCCGCAGCAAAACACCAATCCACAACCCGCTCAAAGCGGCAATCAAGGCGGCTGGCAACCTGGACCAAATCAAAACCCCGCACCGGCTAATAATACTGGTGGCGGTTGGTCGCAAGGTGCTGCGCCATCACAAGCGCCACCTTGGGGCAATCGATAATATAAGAAAAGCCATAGGATCGCATTGACTATATGGGGCTTAACCGCCCCATATTTTTAGGAATATTTAATGTCCTGCAATTTAAATAATCCAGAAGATCGCAAGAAACTAGCCGAAACCATTAAATCGGATATAGATAAATGGTGCTCGGATAAATACAATACGGGACACAGAGAACATCTCGGCGCTTCGGTAATGGGCGAAATTTGCGATCGTAAGTTATGGTATGGTTTTCGTTGGATTAAGAAAGTAATTCACGATGGACGCATACAACGATTATTTCAAGTTGGACATAATGCCGAACCTCGATTTGCAGAATATTTAAGAGGAATTGGATTTAATGTTGTATTGACAGATAATAACGATAAACAATATCGTATAACTGGATGTAACGGGCATTATGGTGGTTCGCTTGATGGTATTGGTTATTATAAGCAAATGCAGTATCTTTTAGAGTTTAAAACCAATGGAACAGGGACAGGATATAATGGAGTTGCTGCTAAAGGAATTATCGAAACAAAACCAAAACATTTTAAACAAATGTGTCAATACGGTAAGCATTACGGGATACGCTACGGTCTATATCTCATCGAAAACAAAAATGACAGCGATATTACAATCGAAATTGTACCGTTAGACTGGAATATTGGAACAGAATTAGAAAAGCGAGCGCAAGACATAATATCAGCTAAAATACCGCCCGCTAAGATTGCTGAAAATCCCGCATATTTCGAATGTAAGTATTGTGATTTTGTTGATATCTGTCATAATGGCGCTAAGGTCGAAATCAATTGCCGCAGTTGTCGAAATGCAACGGCGGTTGAAAATGCAGAATGGAAATGCAACTTGTATGGGATAATACCAAAAGAATTTATCAAGATCGGATGTCCACAACATATATCTATAAATGGTGAAACTTGATTTCCCCTCGCCCATACCAAGAAGATGCTTTAAATAGTATCTGGAATTATTTTAGTTCCGGTGCGACAGGCAATCCGCTCATTGCTCATCCAACTGGTACGGGCAAAAGTTCAATACCTGCCTTTTTCATTTATCGAATAATGAAAGCATGGTCTACACAACGTTTTATTTTATTTTCTCATGTATCCGAATTAATCCGGCAAAATGCTGAAGTATTACAAATGATATGGCCCAATGCACCTTTAGGCATATTTAGTGCAGGATTGAAATTAAAACAATCTGCTTTTCCAATTGTATACGCCAATATACAATCGGCCGCGAAAAATCCAACTATATTCGGACACAGGGATATAGCTTGGATTGATGAAGCGCATTTAGTTAGTATGGATACATCGTCAAGATATCTTAGCGTGTTAGCCGTACTAAAAGCTATCAATCCTCACATTCGAATAATTGGGCTAACTGCTACGCCTTTCAGAATGGGTCAGGGCCTGCTAACTGATGCTCAAGTAGACGAAAACGGAAATAATCTAAACATATTTACCGATATTATTCACGACTTGACTGGAATTGAAAATTTCAATAGTTTAATTGCTGAAGGCTATATGAAGCCTTTAATCCCGTTACGCACTAAGACGGAAATCGATATAAGTAGTGTGGGTATTCAAGGTCATGAATTTATAGCAAGTCAATTGCAACACGCCGTCGATAAAGAGGAAATAACTTATGCTGCATTAAAAGAAGCTGTTGTAGCGGGACATAATAGACAATCATGGCTTATATTTGCAACTGGTATTGAACATTGTGAGCACATAGCTTCAATGCTGTCTAGTTTTGGCGTTGATTGTGCTCCGGTTCATTCAAAACAACAACACTATGGTAGAAACGAACAATATAACGACGCCGCTATCAAAGCTTTTAAAGCCAACAAATTAAGATCGATTGTCAGCTTTGCTAAGATCACAACAGGCTTTAATCATAACGACATTGATATGATTGTTGACTTAAATCATACATTGAGTATTCCTAAGCATGTGCAGAAATTAGGGCGTGGTACACGACCAACTAATTCGGCAGATAATTGTTTAGTATTAGACTTTGGAAAAAATGTTCCGCGTCTTGGCCCAATTAACGATCCAATTATCCCGCGTCGTAAAGGTGAAAAAGTTGGCGATCCTCCGGTAAAGCTTTGTGATGCTTGTGGAGCATATAATCATGCGAGCGCAAGAGTATGTTGCAATTGCGGTGAAGAATTTACTTTCAAAACTAAACTTGTTGCAAAAGCCGGAACTGATGCTATCCTTGCTAGTGACCTTCCTATTGTGGAGTCTTTTGATGTATATCGTGTTATATATGCACCCCACAATAAAGTAGGTTCGCCGCAAAGTATGAAAGTAACGTATTTTACGAACGGCGGAATGCAAAGTTTCAAAGAATGGGTTTACCTTGAACATCCAGGATTGCCAAGTGTTAAAGCTAGAAACTGGTGGAGACAACGGCACAAATCAGAACCACCAGCAACAACAATAGAAGCTTTACAGCATATGGCTGAATTGAGAGTGCCTAAGAAAATACGGGTTTGGGTTAACAAAAGTCACGGTAAATTTCCGGAAATTGTAGGGGCAGAATGGTGATAAGTGAAGAAGATAAAGAAATAATACGACAACAAATCAAATTGGACCCATTAGCTTGATTTACGGAATAGGCTTAACTTGGCCGGAAGGCCATCCGAAGAGAGAATTATATAATGAATATATAAAAATTAAAAATGAAAAATTTCCAAAGATTGTAGGGGCGGAATGATGATACACAAATTAATTATAAAACCAAAATCAGCTAAAACGGCTTGTAATAGATTTAAAATTGTAGCTTTCTATCCTGGAAGTAATACATCTATGGCGTTTGATAAAAAGTTACAACGAGCCTGTTATGATTTGGAATGTAATTTAGAAGATTGTAAAGTAACGTGTAAATATTGTATAGCGAAACAATGAAGCCAACCCTTCGCATAGATGCTTTATATGACGTACAAACCGCATTGTATAATGCTATACATGCTTTAGATCAACCGTTATATAAAAGTTGTCTTAACTGTATTAAGTTCAATGAGAAAGCCGAACTGTGCAATTTATATAATCAACGTCCACCAGCTAGAGTTATTGCATACAGTTGTGGCGATAAATGGGAAGATGTAAAGGAAATTCCGTTTTGAAATTCACAGAATATCAAAATAAAGCTAGTATGACTGCAATTTATCCAAACGAAACTCAAATTGCAGCATTATCATTTTTAACTTTAAAACTTAACGGAGAAGCTGGCGAAGTTGCTGAATTGATTGGTAAACATATTCGTGATGATAAAGGTAGTAATTTAACTACAGAAAGAATAGGTAAAATTCAAAAAGAATTAGGCGATGTTCTTTGGTATGTTGCGATGATTGCTAAAGAAATAAATTGTGATCTTTCTGGAATTGCAGTACTTAATTTAGCAAAATTAAAAGATAGACAAATAAGAGGGGTTTTACAAGGTTCTGGTTCTGATAGATAACAATTAGCGAGTGTCAACCGGACATAATGGGGATAGTCAACATGATGATTTTTCCGGTTTCCCATCATGGTGCAACAAACTGGCAGATGTAGGGCTTTACCCATTCTCGCTATCCTTTCTAACAAAATGTAAATGAAAAATGGCACGTCCCAAATCTCGTACAAATGTTAAAGCTACTGAAAGCCAAAGCGGTCTTTTGGATGCATTAAAATTTTGCAAACTTGTTACCAAGTCCGAAGGTCCGGTTTGTGATACACACATTCTATTAGGAAATAATGCAGCAATAGCATTTAATGGTATTTTAGCTGCCGGATGCAAAATCAGCGAGGATATAACTTGCGCACCAAATGCCGATCTAATCGTACAAGCATTGTCTAAGTGTGGGGAACAATTATCAATCACACAATTAGATAACGGGCGATTATCGATCAAATCCGGTAAGTTTAAATGCATCGTCTCATGTATCGACCCACAACTACTTACAGTTGCAATTCCCGATGCCCCACTCGCTATAATAGATGATCGTTTTAAAGAGGCTATAGAGGCTGTTTCGGTTTTGGCTAGCGATACCGCCCAAAGCGTCGTTGCCGCTTCTGTATTGATGGCAGGGGCGTCTATTATAGCCACGGATCGCAAGATGCTAATGGAAGCTTGGCACGGAATCGACTTGCCTTATGGTATAGCTTTACCCAAAGCTTTCGCTGTAGCTCTGACCAAAATTCCTAAGAAGTTAACCAAATTCGGATTTAGTCAATCAAGCTGCACTTTCTATTTTGAAGATGAAAGTTGGTTACGAACACAGTTTTATGCCGAACCTTGGCCGGATGTTCGCGGCATATTAGATCGTAAATGCAATGCTTGGCCCGTACCTAATGACTTTTGGAAAGCATTGGATGCAATCGAACCGTTTGCAGAAGAAGATTGTGTGTTTTTTGATAATGGGATTATGCGATCACATCTTGTAAAAAGTAATATTGATAATCCGAAAGATTGGGCAGATGAAGGTGCGAGTTACGAATGCTACGGAATACCCAAAGGACCAATCTTTACAATTAAGCAATTGAATATCATTCGTCCTTATGTTAAGCAGATTGACTTTATGGCACCTGGAATGCATACAAGTACAATGTGTATTTGGTATGGTGATAAAGTGCGAGGGGCGATAGCTGGAAGGGAATAAAGCAAATGAACAAATTGCCGAAAGGATGGATAGTCAAAAAGGAAAATATTTGTGAATGTTGTAATAATATTAAACAATGCGGGTTATATGGTTTACAAAATGGCGACACTGCTTGGATTTGTGCGGAATGTAGAAGTCCAAAAAGATATAAAAAATGAACACTAATTTCGACGATATCGGCCGTCTTACACTTGACGATAGCTGCGTCAAGTTAAAACCATATATACCGCGCGAACCTATTACATTTCAACTAATGAGTGACGCAGAACTTCAACAATATATTGGTGATGTTCTCGTTGTTGATACCGAATCATATGAAAATTATTTTCTAATTGCATTTAAACATTTAAGAACTGGAAAAATTATTATATTTGAAACTCCATGCAATATATTTAATAATAGAAAATTAGCTTGGATAATGCAATCATATCAGACTGTTGGCTTTAATAGTATTAAATATGATTTACCTATAATTTGGTATTCTATTGTTAAAAATTGCAATCCGGATGCAATTAAATTACTTTCCAACGCTCTTATCTTTCAAAATCTGTTCCCACAACAAGCACAAAAAGATTTCAACTTTAGTATTCATCGAACAAACCATATCGATTTAATTGAGGTTTGCCCGCTTAAAGGATCATTAAAGCTATACGGAGCTAGATTACATGCATCGCGCATCCAAGATTTGCCATTCGTACATGACAGCATTCTTATTAGTGAACAAATTGCGATTGTTCGTGATTACTGCATTAACGATCTTAACACTACTGAATTATTATATAATAATCTTTCGGAGCAATTGGCATTAAGAGTGACATTAAGTCAACAATACCGACAAGACTTAATGAGCAAGTCGGATGCTCAAATTGCAGAAGCTATTATATCAAGTGAGATAAAGCAAATAACGGGGATTTGGCCGAAGAAGCCGGAACTTGGCAAGATTATGATGAACGAGTTAAAATACATCGTTCCATCATTTATCAACTTTCAATCCCCGCAATTACAGAAAGTGCTTTCGACAATCTCTAATGCCAAGTTTGCAACCGATAGTGTGGGTAGGCTTATTGTTCCTGATGAAATTAAAGGCTTGCAAGTTCAAATCGGCAATGGTGTTTATCGCCTTGGAATTGGCGGCTTGCATAGTTCCGAAACCAATGTAAGTTATAAATCAAATGATGAATACGAATTATTAGATAGGGATGTCGCGAGTTATTATCCACGCATTCTGCTTAATCAAAAGCTTTACCCGGAACACTTAGGAGAATCTTTCTTACAAGTTTATAATGATTTGGTTGAAAGTCGTTTAACAGACAAAAAAGAAGGGCGCATAGCGCAATCAGAATGCAAAAAAATAGCAATCAATGGAACATTCGGCAAAACAGGATCGCCATATTCTGTTCTATATGCTCCAAATATTACTATTCAAATTACATTGACGGGGCAGTTAGCTTTGTTAATGCTGATAGAGCAACTGGAATTATTGAAGATACAAGTTGTAAGCACAAATACAGATGGAATCTTGATATATTGTGCGAAGAATCAAAAGAATAAATATTTAAAAATTATTAAATTATGGGAACAAATAACCGGCTTCACAACTGAGGAAACTAGATATGAAGCAATATATTCACGCGATGTTAATGCGTATCTTGCCGTTAAAAAGGACGATAAAGACGTCAAAGTCTCATTCAAGGGTAAAAACAATTATTACGATCCGTGGCGCGGTAAGACTGGTAAAGATCAATATTGGAAATTTCAAAAGAATCCAACAACCCAAATTTGCATTGAGGCAATTGAAAATTTGATCGGACAACAGATACCCATTGAACAAACAATTAAATCGTGCCAAGATATAACGAAATTTGTAGTCGTTAAAAATGTGACTGGTGGTGCCCACAAAGATGGTTATTATCTCGGCAAAGTCGTAAGATGGATATATGGAAAAAATGTCTACGGTACAATTAATTATATTAAAAATAATGATAAAGTACCAGAAAGCGAAGGTGCTTTCCCGCTTATGGATTTGCCGGAATCTTTTCCCGGTACACTGATAGATTATGAGTGGTATATCAAAAGAACTGTTGAAATGTTGACTGAAATAAACTATTATCAAAAAGCGAAGCAATACAGTTTCTTTTAATCTCTCTCCAACAGATGGAGTTTTTCTAATGACCGATAAACAACTTGCTGAAACATTCGAACAATTACGTGCTAATTATAAAGAAGGTTGGTTAGTAAAAGATACAGAAGCATTTCATAAATTCTGTTTTGCAAATAGTGATAGAATATCTAAGTTATTATTGATAGCTGTTAAAAACTCACCTTAATCAACCCATCCATATGCAACGCTCTAGCCGCTGCCGGGCTTAAATCGATAATGCGTCCGCGCACGAATGGACCGCGATCGTTGATTCTAACCGTCACGCTACGCCCATTAGCCGCATGGACGAGAACTATAGAACCAAATGGAAGGCTTCGGTGTGCTGCCGTCAACGCTCCGCAGTTCATGCGCTCGCCACTGGCGGTATGGTGATCGCAATAGACACTGGCAATTCCACTTTGAGCGTTTGCAAGAGAAGTTGTAAGAAGTAATGCAATAATAATTTTCATTTTTCAATCCTTATCTTATCAACAAGATCGTTAAATCGTTTACTTAAATCATCTAAACGAGTACCGGTTAATACTTGTCTATCGTCAATTCTATTAATACGTCCGTTGGTTTCTGCCAATTGAACCAAAACATTATCCATTTTATCTATTTTTTGATCTACTATATCTAATCTAGCTCTTAATACTTTGGTATCTGATTTGATCGCCCAAACAAATCCTAAAGCTACTGGTGTAACCGTTATAATTATTTCTAAAACATGAACGTAATTTATAGGATTTTGAGACATAATTTAAAGTCCAAATGGCGCAAGTAACGCAGGCATTGTTAATGCACCACCGGCAATCTTAGAAAGCAACGTTAGAACATCTTGCTTTAATTCTTCAGCTAATGGAGCACAAGCGACTTTCATTGGCGAACCGGGACGCAAGGCGTTAACTAGATCACGGTCGCGCTGAAAGAATGTAATAACATGCGGATCAGGCATAGAACCTGCATTAACGCTTTGCTGCGCTTTGATTAGAGTAATCCAAGCATCATAGCATGGTGCGGCAACAGTATCGCCAGTTGCCTTTGCATCAGCGCTAGCAGCTTCTAAATCAGCCAATGCCACTTGCTGAATTTTGGAAATTAGATCGGGACTAGGGGCGGCTTTTCCGCTAGATATACCAAGATTAGCTTTAGTATCTTCAACTATATTGCCTGTAATCTGAGGCTTGCGAAGTTGTGCAAACGCAGGACCGGAAATTAAAAATAAAATAATAATAATAAATAATTTATTCATTTTATACCTCTTATAATCACTTTGCAGCATCCTTAACTTGTTGTGCTGCAACAGTAGGTGTAACATTGCGATGTTTGGCTAGTGCAGCTAAAACTTTAGCTTGTCCATCTTTCTGCCACCATGACCAAACAACGCCAGCAAATAGCAAACCAGCCGAAACAAATTGTTCCGATGCACTACTAGATAAATAACCGTGTGTTGCTAAAACACCAGCTAGTGTTGTCAATCCATGGCGAACAGCAGAAGCTAATAGAGATTTAATTAATTGTTGGTCCATAATTATCCACCTTGTATCGCAAAATCAGGGCAAAAATGCCAATAGAAGTGTACCAGTAAACCGCCAAAAAGCATAGATAATATTGCAATGCTAAGAGGAAATTTTGCACCTACATAAGCCATTAAGCGAGATAACGTCCATTGCCTATCAGGATGTTTTAAAGCAAATCCCTCGAATAATGCAAATGATCCAAATACTAACGGAAACCAAATTAACCACAAATAAATATTATTCATTTTTCACCTATTATCGCAAATAACTATAACCTGATAATCTTCATTAGCTTTTAAAGTTTCAGGCATGGATTTCTGTTGAACATATTCTCGCATTTTATCGTGACATTCCTGCATATTATTAAATACAGGTGCGGTTACTTCCGCATAGACTGCGTTTTCTACTTCGCAGTCAGCATAAGACAATAGACAAATAGCTAGTGTTGCATAAAACATTTTATTTTCCATATTCGCGTTTAGAAATTATTTTCATTATTATACCAATAATGCCACCTAATATTTTCCAACCAAGATTTTTTTCTTCAATAACTGTATCGAATGAAGCATTTTCGCCCATATAATTATAAGCTTCGGATTCACTTTTAAATGGTCCGCGTTTAGAACCGTCTGGATGTAATATATAAAATGACATTTTAACACCATACGGCTATTAATTCTTCATCAGTTCCGTCAAAATGGTTAATATCCATTTTCGACTGTAAACCAGGAACATTATGCGGTAACGGTCCGTTACCATCCCCGGTATATTGCCATAACGTCGGCTTATCCCAAGGTAATGCATGTCCATTAACGTCAACGTTTTTCCATTTAGGTCCGTACTCACATCCCCATAATTTATGCTTGGCGAAGAAAGCGCGCGTTTCAGCATCAGCGTGAACAATCAATTGCTTCAATCGATTGCCGGAATAAATCCAGAATAATCGCCCTAACTTTTCATCTGCATATTCAAGATATTCGCGTGCTTGTGCAAGCGACATTTCCGAATGTGTGTTATCTTCAAAATCTAATGCGCACAAGGTCTTTTCATCGGGTTGTGCGACCTTAAAGAAATAGTCAACTTGCTGCTTAGGAGGATCGCCAGTATTAAAATCGTAAGCACCCCAAAGCATAATATCAGTGGCTTGTTTGCGTCTAACCTCATAAAGAGCATCGTGCGTTAGAACACCTTGCGTAGCTTTATGAATGACGCCACGAATACCAAAATCGTGAGCCTTTTGAAAACTCGATACTTCATCGCCGTGATATATATCGACTACTTTTGGATTTAGTTTAAATTGAATATCATTCATTTAGATTCATCCTTCTTTTCTTCTTTAACTTGTTGTTGCGCCGCGATTTGTTCTCGCATCTTCTGAAGCAACGGAGCAACAACTTTAAAAGGTTGTGTTCCCAAACCTTCGCCGATTAAATCTAATTCTTGCGCTGTCAACTTAACAGTATATTCCGTTTGTTGAGCATTCGCATTAAACGAAAGCAAGCAACACGATATTAACAAAAACTTTTTCATTTATGCTCCTAAACATATATAATTGAATTTCCAATTTGTTACACTCGTATATTGAATAATCATTGTAGTTGTTGATGGAATTACAAAAAGACCCGAATTAGCGCCACCTACAGGACTTACCGAACAAAATGGAGCATTTGCGAAAACAGTATTAAATGTAAGAGTGCATGAAGTTGTAGCGGTACTTCCTGTAGTAATTTGACCATAAGTATCAGTTCCATTTACACTAGGACTAGTACCACAAGTTCCAACTGTAGGTGCTGAAGATTGTCCAATTGATATATGTGCGTTATTATCAAAAGTTAATGACTGATTTAATAGCGAGCTACCGCTTGTATTAAATACAATTTTTGTAGGAACAACGCTTCCGCTGGGAGCGGCTGCAACTTGAGAATAAATTTGTGTTGCATTATTATAAGCACTATTAGAAAAACCTTGAAATTCAATATTTCCGAGAACATCGGCGGATTGAACATTGCCACCACTACGGGATTTTTGAAAAGTAAAAAGTGAAGCGTTAGTATCAGAAGTTGTATTTTGCAATATATGTTGTGGACGCCCTGTTGTAGCAGAACTACAAGTAATTCCAGCCGTTGCAGAACTTGTACATAATCCTGAATAAGGTGCAGCACCAGCGCCACCACCTAAAACCATAGCGTTTATCGTCAATGCAGCCGATGAAGCAACGGACGTACTTGTATTGTAATATGGAATACCTCCACTAGTACCAGCCGCCGAAACACAACCGGAACCATTGTCAATTACATTCCCATTAGCATCAACAGCTAAACAATCATTTGTTGTAAATGATCCTGAAACCGTTGCAACTTTATTTGTATTACCACTGATTCCGGTTATAGATTGCCCGTTAATGCTAAAGGCATTGCCTGTTCCAGCCGTATTATAAGTTTTATTGGTTAATGTATCTGTTGTAGCACGACCGACAAGCGTATCTGTACTTGTGGGTAAAGTTAAAGTTCCAGTATTTGTAATAGTGGCAATGACCGGAGCGGTTAAAGTTTTATTGGTGAGAGTATCAGTTGTAGCGCGACCAACCATTGTATCAGTTACAGCAGGAAAAGTTAATGTACCTGAAGCCGCCGCAGCAACAGCAAAAGTAGTTGTACCAGAAGTTACACCGGAAAGCTTTAAGCTACCTTGTACACTTCCCGCAAGTCCTACTGTTAATGCTCCCGTACTAATAGTTAAATTGGCATTACCTGAAACAATAGTCGAAGAAGTACCATAATAAGCAATTTGTCCCGATGTACCAGCGTTAACAGTTCCGCCCCCTCCACCAGTCGTACAGGCTCCACCAGCATCAATAAAATTGGCATTAGCATCAATACTGACACAATGACCACTCGTTAATGCTCCGCTTGTAGTGCCCACAGTTCCGGTATTACCGCCAATTGCAGTTATACCAGTTCCGTTGATTTTAAATGAATTTCCAGTACCGGCAGTATCATATGTTTTATTAGTTAACGTATCTGTAGTTGCGCGACCAACATATGTATCAGTAGCTTGAAAGGTAATTGTACTAGAATCAATACCGGCTAATGCAATCGAATTAGCAACAGAAAACGTTTTAGCATTAGTTAAAGTAAATGTTCCGGTAGATGAAGTTAAAGTTAATCCGTTAACGCTAGTCGCGGTAGCCGCACCTAAAGTTGGTGAAACTAAAGTCGGAGAACTATTAAATACTAATAATCCGCTACCAGTCGGATTAGAAACGATACCAAATAATTGTGCAGAAGTTGTAGAAGCAAAAAATGAAAGATTATTAGCTGATGTTGCGCAAGTAATACAAGTAACATTGCCCGTTGAATTTGTAATAGCCAACGGCGAAGAAGCTGTTACAGCAGGACTACCGCTATTGGTTCCCCAAATTACAACAGGTGAACCAGCACTAGCTTGAACGGTTTGTGTAAGCGTTCCACTAGTTGTTCCAGCAATAACCAATATTCCAGTAGCGGAAGAATTTGCACCGATTGTCAAAGTAGGACTAACCCAAGTCAGATTAGCAGAACCTCCAAAATTACTAGAACTATTAAATTGAACTTGTGTATTAGCACCTCCCGGAGTACCGGAACCACCACCGCTAGAACTAATCGAATTACCAGTACATAAAATACCGCTACCACAAGTTATAACACCAGTTTGACCACCGATAGAAGTAACAACATTTGTTGTTGATTGACTAACGTCCGGTAAAACTTTTATAATATAATTTAAAGTAATCGTCGGTTGAATTGTAGATATTGGAGTTCCGCTGCCACCTGTAGGAGTCGTTCCGGTCATTGCTGGCAATGTTGCAGCACTACTAGTTGTAGTTCCGCCACCTTCTATAACATTACTGGAACCCGAATTCATAACAGCTTGAGCCGCTAACGGTACAGTATGAGTATGCGAACCTTGACCGCTAGCAATAGAAGTTGTTAAAGTTAAATTAGGTAAATTGGCTTGCAATAATGTAAACGATTGACTGCCACCTATTGCACCAGTAGCATCGGGAGTATTTGAACCAAAATAAGTTGTTGTTAAACGACTAGCGGCAGTTCCGCCCATATTATCGCGACCGGCAATAACATAACCGCGCAAATCAGGTAATGTAAATGTAGTAGTTCCATCGCCGTTACCAAAAGGATAAAATATAGCTGTAGAATTAAGAGTAACAGTTGAATTATTATTTACTGTAACCGTAGAAACAGTTTTTGAACTAACTATAGTTCCACCGGGAAGGCATGGTGACTCAACAGCAGCACCAACATTAATCTGAGTTGTGTCAGATAATCCAGTTAATATTGGACTAGATGAAGTACATATTACATTATTTGTTTGTGTAATTGTAGCTAATAATGCTGCGTAAGTCATTCTTGAAACAGTTTGACCATAAGCAAAAAGGTATTGTGACGGAGCTACAATGCCAGCCCACGGCTTAATAGAGCCGACCGCTTGACCATCGCCAACTAACGTTATAGCGCCGCTACTAAGTGGTGCAGTAGTAACTTGATCCCATATCAAATTTCCATTCATATCTTTAACAACTTGACGATAACTACCACTTCCCAAAATCAAAGCTTTACCGGCAGCATCCAAGACAACAGGATTTGTATTCGGAATAGTTTCAAGTGCATCTTGCCAAGTCGTCTTGCGCGTGGTTGTACTAGGAATATAAAAATCAACGGTGCCGCTTGAAAGAGGGTTACCATTCGCATCAAAGAATTGTGTTTCGGCAGGCGGTAAAATGCTGGCAACTTGAGCGTGAAGTTGCCCACAAATAAGAAGGCTAAAAATGAACATCTTAGCAGCAATTTTATTCATGATCGGCCTATTGATGATTAATTACGATACTATGAAAGAAATATTATTTGGATGTTTAATAGTATTTGTATTTGAATTATTTTCTACTGTCATTATATTGTTGTGTCAAAGCAGTCGGCAACGTGACGGGCAATCGCAATAAACTTTCTTTAGAAGGCTTGTTACGTACTTTCTCCACTCTATTTAAAATGTCAACTGCATTATCTCGTTGCGCACCTTGACGTGAGAGAATATCGGCCGTTCCGCCAATCTTAGCACCGAGCCTATTTTCAGTATAGCTCGAATAGCCACCACTTAATAAACGTTTGCCGGTATTAATGCCAGTGGCGATAAGCGGCGTTCCGCCAATAACGTCAGCTATGCCGCCTTTAGCCGCAGCACTCAAATAAGATTCGTTACCAGCCGGTCTAATGCCGTAACGGGCTTGAATAGCTTCGTGTTGTGCCGTTAATGAACCGTGTTCTATTTGTTGTTCTGTACGTTTAAAATTTAATCTATTATGCAATTCGTCTAAAACATCTTCGGCGCCTTTACCAAACATCAATGTAAATTTATCACGATTAAGTGATTTCTTTTCAAATAATTTTTGTGAAGCCGACAATTCACCTTGCGGACCACCATGCATTAAATCGCCAATAGCCCCTCTTGCACCTTCTCTAATTGTTTCTTGAACTTCTGGCGAAGCTGTAGAATAAATTTTATAGAATTGATTATAATTAGTTTTGTTATTGAAAGCGTCTTTACCTATTTGTAATCCATTGGCAATGCCCATTTTTTCTGCAAATTTTTCATCAGCGGCTTTCATTTGCAGATTAGTTTTTAATAAATCATCAACTTTAGCTCTAGCGTCTTTGATTGCATTTAAAGCATTTCGTCCCGTGCTGGATTGCGGTTCCTTAGCCTTTTGAATAATATCGTCTAAATTTTTTCGAGTTTCATGTAAACCGATAACAGAATTTTCAGGAACTTTATTTCCTGATGCATCAACTTCATTTTTATACAAAAGAGATTTTGCAGTATTCAAGGCTTGTGCGTGCGGACCTTTAGCAACTTTAAGTTTATCGTTTATTTCATCTATAAGGGGTTTAGCATCTAAAATCTGAGTAGATGCATGAGCCGCGTCATAATCTGTTTTTGTCAATCTATGAGCATCATCAATAATACGTTGCTTAGCAATATCCAAATCAGGAACGCCCCCCAATCGCTTTTCGAACATTTGCATAGCAGCATCATTAGCTTGATCCGCTCTTGCTTGATAACGACCTTTCATTAATGATGTTGCTGTTCCGCCGCTTTTAGCTAATGCATTAGCTTCAGCTAAAAATGCAGGGTCTAGATCAGCAATTGTTGCGTCCGGTCCAAGTCTAGCTAATTCAGCTTTAACTTGTTGTGGTGTATATCCGGCATCGCTAAGAACTTGCAGCGTATTCTTAACAGCAATCGGACTTAAATCACCGCTTGCTTTGCTAATGTCGCGCCATTCTTTTAACTTAGCCGCTGCACCTTTTCCAGCGATACCGGCCAATTCGAATAAAGGTCCTCCAACTGTACCAGCCAATAAGCCTCCACCGATATTACGTCCTAAAGATTTATCATTAGCGGAAGATGTTAATGCGCCAAATTCAGAACCTACAGCGGCACCTTTATATGTTGCAGAAGCTAAACGATTAACCAATGGTGCTTTTTCAATAGCCCCTGTAACAGCATTAATTGTGGGCAAAGCTTTAGTTAATATATCGGCGCCTTTTGAAATAGTTCTAATCGGAGTTAATGCAGACGTAATAGCAATTTGACCGCCAACGCGACCGATATTATATCCCGTACTTGGATTTTCAGGGATATTTTTCTTTTCTTCTTCTACTTGTTTATCAAATGCTTTTTTACGTTCTGCACCAGGACCACTAACTTCAACTTGTCCAGTATCTAAATTGACTTTCGCATTTGAATTAATCAATCGATCAAAAAATCTAATTCCGTGTTCAATACTATTGCCCACATCACTAAGACTTTGGTTGGCACCAGAAGCAATATCGGATAATGTATTACCTTTATGTCCAATAACTGATTTGCGAGTACGTTCGGCGGCAATTTCAGCAGGCGTTAAAGACAAATATTTATCGGCAAGCGAATCCGATTCAACAGGCTCACTTTTAATATTTGAAGTATCGCCGCTTAAATATTGTTCTGCAAGTGTAGGCATTATTTATTTACTTACCTAAAACTATATATCCAGCATCATGAGCTATTTGAATTGATTTTTCAAATAGTTCTTTTTCTTTCGGATTTTTACTTAATTGTTCTTTAAGTTTTTGTTTGGCTTCTGGTGACATATAATTTACACCAAATGCACGCGGATCAAGTTGATTATTCTTTTGAGCAATAAATTTAGAAAATTCAGAATCAGGTTTGCTACTTTTTTCAAATTCTAAATATTGTGCTTGCTGCATTAAACGTAATGATAAAGCTGATTTGAGAACATCGACGGCCGCAGCATTAGAAATATTAACAGATGGATTACCAGCAAAAGCAGCGGCTAATTTATCATTAGTTCCAGTATTTCCAGTTTGATTGACAAAATCAACCATATATTTTTTAGCTTTATCATAAGTTGGCACATTAGCAAAAGCCGGGTCTTTTTCACTTACACCGGGAACATTAGAAAGAATAAACGATGCAATATGATTAAGCGTTTCTGTTCCCGGTCCAGTTCCTTTAGTACCAAGTTTTTCCATTGCCGGAATAGCTTGCGTAAGAGGAAATATTTCGCGTTGAAAATTACCAGCCGATTGTCTAGCTCTTGCCAACGCTTCGCCGGAACCTTTACCAGCAATTTCGGCCGCTTCCATTTGTCCGGGAGGCGGTTCGCCCGGCGTAATCCCTGTAAATCGTCCATTAAAAGCTTGCGGCGAATTAATAGATGCCCCTTCGGGAAGTGTTCTGCCAGTCGCATTAGGAGACTGTACAGGCAAGCGACTTGATATTGTCTGTACAGGCTTAGGACTTAATGGCGCGCTTGCTGGCGAGCCTCCTACAGGCAATCCGGGTGATTGTGCGGGACCAATCGGAGCCACGCGACCCTGTGGAAATTCTGCATTAGGTTTTTGATAACCGGGAGTTGTAGGAGGTAATCCGGTAGCTGTAACTGGCCCTGTAGCTTGAACCCTACCTTGAACATTAGTGACGGGTTGTTTACCGCTTCCCATATCTTCTAAATGAGGATTATTGCCAGCAAACCAATTCAAGGCTTCCATATTAGCCAAGCCTTGATTACGCGTAGTTGCAAGATACTTTTGTAACGCTTGAGGGTCTTTCTGTAATTGATATGAGCCGGGAATACGACTAACAAATTCCGAAAAATGATCGGGAGTCATTACACCTAGTTTAAGTAATTCTTGTGCTTTATCTTGAATTTTACTAGCATTTAATTCTGGATCGTATATTAATTTTCCTAACGCTTCATTAGCAAGCGACCAATGATCGTTAGCTAATTTAAGTTTCTGTTGATCTATACCAATACGATTAGATTCAACTTTTTGATAATCTTGAAGTTGATCTAATGCACCTTTCGGTACCGGATTAGTTGGCTTTAAATAGCTAGAGGTATCGACTTCGGCCATTCTTGTAACAATCCGTAATAATTCGTGATTATGCCAAAATCATTTAATCAAATAAATTAATTCCACACCGTCTAGTTCAAGATTAGAACATTGTCGAGTCCTAGGAATTACGCGGCAAAGATAGTTAGGTGCAAATCCTAAGCGGTGCATTTTGTTTCTTTCTTTAAAACGGCTAAGAAAAATGCTAAAGCGTGACAATTTTTTTCACGTTCGGATAATTTATCATATGCTAATTTATTAGCCAAACTAATTTTAGTTCCACTAATTGTCATTTTAATTTTTTCCTTTTTTTTAAGCAGCATAAGTCGGATTAGCTATCGGTTGTCCATTAGCACCGTAATTTAATCCAGTTTGTGATTGTAACGGAGCACCGGAACCGCTACTTGAACCATATAATCCTTTATATGCCGCATAACCAGCTATATTATTAGCCGCGTTATTAACCCCCGCTGCCGTTTGATTAATTCCCGCCGCTTGTGCATTACCAGCCCCAATTTGAGCACTGGCCGCAGTATTAGCCGCTGCCGTTCCAGCTTGTCCCGTACCAGCCGCCGCATTAGCTCCGGTATCGACCAATCCTTTTAATCGATTATAAGCATTCGTTTGATTGGTAACGGCATTTTGAAATTGATTTTGATAAGTATTATCTGCTAATCCGGTTGCAAATGTTGCAGCACCTTTTAATGCTGCACCAGAACTCCCCAATCCTCTAGCAGCCGCAGAATTTTGAACAGCTTTTTCACCTTGCGTTAAATTGAACTGATAACCGGGCGTTTGCTGTAATGTAGCTTCGTCCATCGTTATTGGAGCGGTTAACGTTGGTAATTGATTAGTTAAATCTGTAGCTGCCGTTTGACCAATAGCACGATAAGGTGCTAAATTTGTATTGGTCGTATTATACATAGATAACGCAGTATTAGCCGCTGTATTAGCTGCACCAACTTGCGCTTGTGATGCTTTATTGGCAGCGTAAGCAGTACTAGCAGCCGAAAGAACACCGCTACCAACAATAGCTGTAGCTACCCATGCCATTTAAATTAACCCTTTTTATATGGCCATATCAAATCATATAACTGTGAAAACACTTCGTTAAATTCATCATTTGACATATTTATAATTGTTTTCAAAGCATGATATCTTTTAGAATTTAAAATTTCGCGTTTTGCAATTTCATCAAATTTTTCTTGTGTTAATTCAATTAAATTATCACTATCAAGATCATATACTTTTATAGACATTTTAGGTGTACTCCAATAATTTTAACTGACCGCAAAACTCTAAATATTCAACTTCATTCTGAGCAATAAAGAAAGACTCTATCTTATCTGTATCTGTTTCATGCGTTCCGTGAATAGTAATCCAAATGCAATCTTCATGGGCTATTGCAATACGTTTAGTTCCGGCTTCTGAAACAACGTGAAATGGTGCTTTAATTCGCTTGACTTCATCACCAACCAATACCGACATTTCACCTTTAATCAGTATATTAAATTGACTATATTTATGTATCTTGCCAGTTAATATAACTCCTTGTGGGATATATAATTCGCGAATATATGTACCATAAGCAAAATAGTTCCTAACTTCTAATTCGATTTGCGGCTGTTGACGCATTAATATTTCAAGAGCATTTACTTTTTCTCTTGTATTTAATTCATTGAATATTGCTAGATCATCAGCTTTTACAATTTGATCTTGATCGATTTTATATTCGTCAA